GTCTGACCCACGCGGTCGAGTAAAGTTTGAGCTATTTGACTACCAGGAAGAACTGCTGGACCTTTTCAAGGCCAACCGTTTCGTTGTGGCTCTAAAGGCCCGTCAGCTGGGTTATACGACCCTTGCAATGGCCCACTCTATCTGGCTTGCATTCTTTAGGCCTGGTGCTAACATCCTCGTCATCTCTCAGACACAGAAGTCTGCTAACAAGAACCTAGCACAAGCAAGGCTTGCGTATCAGTTCCTTCCACCATGGATGAAAGAGCGAGCGCCTAAACTAATCGCTGACTCTACCGATGGACTCTCTTTCCAGTTCCCTGATGGTATGATATCAAAGCTCAAGTCATCCGCTGCTGTTGAATCCGTATTCGCCGGTGAAACCGCAACCCTGGTTATCCTGGACGAAGCCGGTCTGGTTGAACCAGCCTCCCGACAGGAAGACGTTTACCGAACCCTATTGCCTACAACGGATGCTGGTGGTTCGATGTTGATTATCTCTACCTCTCGTGGTAGCTACAATCGTTTTGCTAAGACATACCGTGCCGCCAAAAGAGGCGACAGTCAATTCGTATCCTTCTTCCGTTCTTGGGAAGTATCTCCCTTCATGCAGTGTGGAGACCACTGTGGCTGGTGCGATGCTGCTAAAGGCGAGAGAAAGCCGTGCCCTACCAAGTACGACAAGAAGCGTCGGGAGTTTGCCGATGAACCGTGGCGGTTCTTTCAGGAATACCCTCGTGACGACGAAGAAGCTTTTCGTGAATCAGGAAGACCTCGATTCCAGGGATTATTACCGGATACTATGTATGACGACTTCCCTTATCGTGGTAACCTTACCTGGGTATCTGATGACGTTTTAGAATTTGAATTTGATGAGAGTGGTCCGCTACGACTCATGACACTTGAACCAGACCCTAACGCCTTCTATGTTATCGGCGCTGACCCTGCATCTGGTCAAGGTCGAGATTACTCAACTGCACAGCTGCTCACGATTGACGATGATGGTATGCCTGTCATTGTAGGTTACTACCACACCAACGTAGTAGCACCGGTAGAGTTTGCTGCTGACTTAGATAAACTTGGACGCTACTTCAAAGGCCGTCAGTGGGCTGCCCTCTTGGCTGTAGAAAACCAAGGCTCCCAAGGTTCGCTACCTATCAACGAACTGCACCGTCATCTAAACTATCCAAATGCCTATATGTATCAATCTATCGGAACCAAATCCAAGAATCGCACTAGGCTATTTGAGTTCCCAATGACTACGGACCGCCGTAAGGCCGTCATTGATAGGCTCGCCAAATATCTTGTTTATGTAGAAAACGAGTGTCAGCTTCAAAACATCTACCCAAATCTACGTATGGAACTAGGCCAGTTCGTTACACAGGAGACTGCCAACGGTAATATCCGTTACGCGGCGGATACCGGCTGTCACGACGACTTGGTTATGTCTATGGCCATTGCGCTATGGGTTTTGGTAGAAGAAGGCCAGGTTTCCTCCCCAGTCCCGGCTGATATTGAGGACCATACTTGGAGACCAACTGGTCAAATAAGCTTGAAGTCCGTCCGTGAAGCCCGCCAGCGGGCAATAGCCGAGATGGAAGAACGTCAACAAGAGCAGTGGGATGCTTTCCAAATGGGAATCGATATGAGTACGAGAGGATACAATGGCTGAGGAATACAAGGGTAGTTATACCCTGCAAGAAAAGCAGGCAGCTGTACGCGATGCACTTCGTCGTATGGAGCCTGTACATGTGCATTGGCGCATGCTCGAGTCGTTATACCGTACTGGAGCACAACGCGAGCTAACCATGCTCGACCTAAACCGGATTCTTCCTTTCCCAGTTCCCGGTGCATTCCTTCGTACCGTAAACATGGTGCTACCACACATCTCGATGATTGTAAACACAGTCATTCAGCGCGACCCTAAGTTTGTTGTTACACCTGTTGGTGGAGACATGGCAACTGTAGAGCGTAACGCGAAGGTAGCTACATCAGTTCTTGATTATTTCTGGAAGCGTTCTGACGCAACATCAACAATGCGTGACATGACGCAAGATATGGTTATCCTTGGAAACGCTTTTGCAAAGACTGGTTGGGCATACAGCGAAGCTACTGTAGACCGTACTGGTATGGAAGCAGCTCTTGAAGCCAATGACATTCTTCTAGCAGCACAAGAGGTTGCAGCCGAGAGTGGCACGATGTTTGATGAAGGTACAATCAACGCTATCGTAGAATCAGTTTCAGTAAACCAGCAACGAGTAGAAGTAGATGAGCCTTACGTAGAATACGTTTCTCCTTACGATATCTTCGTTCCTGCTAACTCACGCCGTATCAATACAACTCGCTGGATTGCACAGCGTATTCGCGTTCCTATGGAAGAGCTAAAGAACAACGCACTGTTCAACAAGACTGCTGTAGAGAATCTAAAGGCTGATACTGGCTATGTAGACTCTGTAACAATGACTAGCTACGAGCAGCAAGAAGAAGCACTACCAGCAGTATTCACACACGCAACTGTATTTGAGTTCTACGACATGAAGACCCGCACACTCTGCGTCTTCCAACTAGACTCTGAAGAAGTACTATTCGAAGGTCCAATCCCTTACGACCATCGCTACCCACCATTCGTTCACATGCGTAACTTCTCAGACGGTGGAAATACCTTCTGGGCATTCGGTGATTTGGAAAACATCGCTGGCATCCAGTTGATGATAAATGAAATCATGCACGCAGAGCTCAATGACCTCAAGCGCGTTGGTAATAAGTACTTCATCAATAAGAAGATTCTTACACCAGAGCTAACTAAGGCACTCATGGATAACAAGCCAGACGCTGTTATTCCTGTTGACCTACCAAACAACGTTAGCATGCAAGAAGTTATGCAGCCAGTTCAGCGCCTTGCTACACCTGCAGATAACTACGTCATGGAAAACAAACTCCAAGACTACATGCAGCGCATCCTTGGCGTTACAGACTTCCAGTTAGGAAATGCAGCCGCAGCATCACGTATTCCTGGTACTGCAGCAGCAGCTATCGAAGGCGCAGCAACAACTCGCGCACTCGACAAGATGACTAACGTAGAAAACGCAGCAGAAGAAACAGCAACCCGTATGCTTGCCCTCTGCCAGCAGTTCCTGGACAACTCCCGTGCTATCCGTATTGCTGGTCCAGAAGCTATTACATGGCTTCAGGTTACAGAAGTGGATATCGAAGGTGAGTTTGCTATCGATGTTGAGGGTGGTTCTACATCAGCAATCAACCCAGCAGCTCGTGCACGTCAAGGTCAAGAGATTCTGACCATGATTGTACCAATGCTTGCACAATTTGGCTACGACCCAGAACCTACAATTCGTACAGCACTTAGCTATATGGGCCTCAATCCGGACAATATGCTGGTAAAACAGCCACCAGCTCTTCCGGAGATTCCACAGGCAGCCCCAGGAATGCCTCTAGGAGGCCCTCAGAGCCCCGTAGACGGCCTTTCAGGCCTTTCTGGTATGGAACAACAGGGTATGGCTTCTCCAGAGGCTATGAACCCTAATATGGCAGCAATGATGGAGATGGGTGGAGAGGTTCTACCTGGCTCAAATGATGGTGGGGTAATGCTATAATGGATAAGTTTATCAAGCTAGCGGCTATTGAGAAAATAGCTAAGCCTATGGCTGCTTTTCATGGTAAGGATGAGTCTTACAAGGAAAGTGACATGGAGCATAAGGAATGTAAGTGCCCGTGCTGTGGAGCTCCGTGCGAAGTATGTAGCGAAGCTGATAGCGAAGACGAGGAATACGAAGAGGAAGACTCTGAGTAATGCCGCGCTTCAATCCTTCTACTCTTTATAAGCTGCCTAAGGATATCGGTGAGATAGCCCTACGCCTTATGAAGGACGGAACAAACCCAGCTACTGCGCTAGGCACTGCCCGTATGCTTTCTAGTAACCCGCAAGACCCGCAGGCTACGGCGTTTGTGTCGGACCTAATGCGGCGTTCGCAGATGGCAGACGCTAGGGCTGAGGATGCAATTTATGAAAGCCCGATGTATTTAGATGACCAGTCACGCAC